CCCTCGTAACCCCCTGAGTATCAAGGAGTTACGAGGTTTCGCTCATGACAGCAACACTCTACGGTGTCAAGAATTTTTTTTCTGTGTTAGGCGATTTTTTTGTTGTGTTAGGCGCTGCGCCTTCGTTGTCGCAAACCTCTAACACTTCGCCAAAAGTCGTCTTGTATCGGCTAGCTAAAACTTTTATGTATTCTAACTTGTCAACCAATTCTTTGCGGTTGTGATAGAATTGCACATCTGGTTGAAGGGTTCGGATTTCCCATTCGAGATCCATGAGTTCTTTTTGTAAAACTGTTAGGCTCATTTTTATTTCTTTGTTAGGGGTTTAGCTTCGATGTCGGAGATGTCAGTGCCAACAAACCTAACATTAAACTCAAGCGGCTCTTCACTCAAGAGGTCTTTGGCTACGATTTCGCCGTCTTTTACAAAGAGGCAGAAGCCGCCATCTACAGCGGCACAATTTAGATTTGCTAGGATTTCGTCAATTCGATTTGTCATGATTAGAGTATAGGTGCGCTTGCCCCGAAGGGCAAGCTTTATTTTGTGTTTTTATCCAAAGATTATTTTGTCGAAGTTATCTTCTTTCAAAGCCTTGTCTAGACTCTCTTCAACTGATTTGAAGTCCTTGGTTGCAACGTGCCATCTGGCAGCACCGCCCTCTCTAGAACCGTCATGCCACTCAGACATTGCAGAGCATCGCCCTGACTGAGTTAGCATTTCCGCACGGAGTTTATTATGGGCTGTGATTAGTTCGAGGATTTTTTCTTGATCTGTCATGTGCCAACTATATCACAGAAAAAAACAAAAGTCAAACATTTTTTACATCTTTTTTTATTTATTTTTTTTCACTTTTTACTTGACAAACTTTTTTTCACTTTTTACTTGACACGCCTCTGCGTAAGAACCTTCGTAAGTCGTTGAGTGTTAACGAGTTACGAGGCGCGGGC